ATTCTTATACATCACTTCTCCTACTTCCATTCCCATCAAACCCATCAACATACACGAATTACACACATCCTCATACCTCCTCAATACACTCGTGCTTCGAACATACAATGACTTTCCTAATATTTCGTGTCCTAATTCCACCCCTTCACTATAACTTACACTTTGTGCATCCACCTTGTACTCCAAATATTGGCGTTCTTCTTTCGTTAATTTGGCATATCCATTCATCTCTGACTCACTTTTTTCCGGTTCTTCGACTGTACCTGCAGTTCGTCTTATGTATTTACTTACTCTAAAAATACCTGTTTTGTTTTTAAAAAGGTATTCTGCCACATGGGTGTTTGTTTTAATCATCCAGTAAGTTACCATTTCCTTACTATTTTTTACATGTGAATCCAATCCGGACGTCGCTTCTATCAATTGAATGTAGTTTTTATCTTGGTATATCAATGCATTCTCTTCATATACATAATTTTTATAAGGTGATATTAATACGTTTTCGATCACGGTGCGTTCATCATCTATGACCCCATTTTTTATATAAAAATGATATGCTACTGCAAATCGTTTGGTACCTTCTTTGAGACTACACAAGGATTCTGACAATATAGTGGGGAGCATAGGTCGGCGACGATCAGGTAAATATATTGTAGCAATACGATTACCGAAAGAATTCCAAAGCTGAAACAATTCAAGCCAGAACACCACATTTGTTATATATACGGTCACGCATATATCTTGGGTATTTGGACAAACGTCGATACTCAGTCCATCATCAAAATCTACTGTATTCTTTGGATCTATCGTAAATATTTGTGGCGGATTTGGTTCGATGGTGGTATCACGAATTTTATAATTTTTATTGTATTGTATCTCTTTGAAATATTCTTCCAAAGTTTTTGTCTTGGTCATTTTGTTGATTTTGTCATTCATTTCTTTCAACGAACTATTCAACGATTTCAAATACAATTGATATTCGTAAAACACCTCCAATTTATTTACATCACCTAACGTTTCTACCAATACTCCATGTGGGTGTTGTGTCGTCCATTCGTCAAAACGAAACAATACATATTTGTTAATATAACACTTTGAAAAAGATATCTTGATCTCATATGGTACCATGAAATACGGTAGGTGTTTATCATCCGGAATACATTTGTATAACAACCGTTTTCCATTCTTGGTTCTACCATACGTACGATTTCCGTCCAGGATCAATACCCCGGGAATATACGATTCAGTTCGTATGGGCGATTTTACTACTTGGGGGTTTTCCTTGTTCGAAAAATCGATGATATCATTGTGAAACCATTTGTTCGCTAGTGGCGACGGTAGTTCTGTATTCGGTATTTCTTCTTTACTTTCCGTATTTACATATGACCACTGAGTATATGCCGCATCATTCACCTGTAATTTGATTGAATTAGACGAATCATCGTCCGTCCGTAGGACGGAAGATGATCGTAGGGATGTCGGTAGCGACGTAGTGGAGGCATCTTGTAACATTTGAGACTGTTTCCTATAAAATATATAAAAATGTTTTTATACCCTTGAATATATAGAATTGTGTTTACCATGTCATCCCGTATTCTTGTTGGGCTTAGTTCTCATACTTGGAGAGGAATTCTGGTTTCGTCATTCTTACTGTCGTTAGGTTATAAAAATGAAATAAAAAACCAAATTTCTCATTGTACTAATTATATTACAGCCTACACTTACAAGTAAACGATATATACATGTATTTTGGTATAGTATATATAGTTCATAATCATTACAATGGGTGTATTATTTTTATGTATCGACCAGGAATATAGTTGTGCGTATGGCTCTTGGAACATCGTTCGCAAAGAAATGTTATGTGCTACTATGCGGTATTTGAAAAATAGAGTTGATGTAACAGATCCGGAAAAAATGTTGTATAACAAGATGATTTGTGAAATTTTGGAGCATGAAGTGGGGTTGACCAAAGGTGTCGACGAATTTTTGGAGATAATGACGGAGAATCGTAAATTGATCAATCATTTCATTGCACTCGATATTTACGGACTATATGCACTGACCAATAAGACGGACGATTGTGGTTACTATAGTCCCGGTAATTCCAAAGATATTTTGATGTTGTTCAAGCGCGTTAAACCGTTTATTATGGATGAAAATGTTGAGCAAAGAGTATCACAAATTCGTCGTATGTTTCGTGAAAGTGTCAAGAAAAACCATTGTATAACGATTTGCTAGATATGTAAAAATTGAAATAAATGCTTGATATATTACATCTATTATCGTTATCAAAAAATGGAAAACCGCTTGGAAATTTCACCCATATTTGCGTATTTACCCAATGGTATCATTCGCGAAATTGTCGCATATACCGGTGCTACCTACAAAAAACGTAATGGCAAATACATGGGTCAAATTCCTAAGACCGACCCACGGCACGCCTTGTTATTGAAGATTCCAAAGAAACAAATTCATGTAAACAACCATATGGTTTCCAATCCGAACTGCCAATATTTTAGTTCATGGGTGAGTTTAACGCGTATTGGTGAACGGTATTACAAGCACCCGAGAGTACGTTTGTCGGTATTTGGGGTTACATATAAAAACGATCCTGTTTTTGGTAACAGAGAAACCATTGAATATGAATGTAGTATATGTGATCGGAGTGGTAATGTCCGTTGTGAGACATATGAATATTACCGAAAAGATGAGAAATTGGATAATATCACCGCAACGTGTGATGATTTGAACACTCGAAGCAAGAAAATACAGTCAGAAATAGATGAAATAAAAAAACGAATTGTAATATGTAAAACATCAATCATGTTGTTACGAAATGCTTGTATAATGACTAGCATGTTTACGGTTGGACTTATCGCACAATATTTTCACGAAAGATAACGGTCTTCCATCCCCCTTGCCATTTTCAATACGGAATGGTGTAAAATTGATTTTTTATACAATCGAAAAAATTTATGGTATCACAATGTCATCATCCAAACCAAACTCTACCGTATCCATAGTAACAATTACGCAATTGTCCCGATCAAACTGTTTATCCATATTATATGAGTTAATTCTATCACAAACCTATACAAACATCTTAGAATGGGTGATTGTGGAAGGTAGTCGTAATGAAACCGACGGAGAACAAAACCGGATAAATATCCAATATTTACAGGACAATCACACTCTGGATTTCAAGATTGTCTATGTTCCTTATAGTAATCAGAAACTGAGTGATTTACGAAATTTGAGTAACGATACGTGTAAAGGGGATATCATTGTTTGTATGGACGATGACGATTATTATCCAAAAGAACGAGTGAAACATGCGGTTGAACAATTAGAAAAATCGGAATATTTACTTGCGGGGTGTACTGACGTATATTTATACGATTATGGCCTAGAAAAAATGTACAAATGTACGGGATTTCATTCGTATCATTCTACCAACAATGTGTTGGCCTATAAACGCGAATATTTGATAAACCATCGGTATGCGCCAGGATTATCTATGGGGGAAGAAGCCGGTTTTACGAATTATTTTACAGAACCTATGGTACAATTACATGCCAAAAAAAGTATTGTTGTATCGTGTCATACAAGTAACACTGTAGATAAACGACCTTTCTGCACACAGTCAATCGTCGTGAATGAGATCAAGGACGATGTACACAAATATATTCCGATGGATATATTTCATAGAATGCGTGACCTATTCAGTCAGTCCATCTCTCCGTAAAGCCCTCAAATAAAACATACTGTCAAGAATCCTTGTAATAAAGCAAAAACAATCATAACTATCACGATTTTCAACCAATCTTTTTTTGTAGGTATTTCGAATTGTGTTTCACGGTTACTAAATTTGCCGATATTGTAATGCAAAAGATTCTCGAACAAATTGACAAAGATATAGACGAAAAACGAAATAATAACTAGATGCAAACTTTTCCCTGAAACCAAGTGCAACATATACATATATATAATATTTGAAGATTTTTGCTTTGATAACAAAATTTAATAACATAGTATAGACACAAATTACCATACTATGTTATGTATTCCGACGACGGTTACGGTAGTGGATTTTTAGTTATTGTAGAATCACCCAGCAAATGTGCAAAAATAGAACAATATCTTGGTGCAGGATACAAAGTCATCGCGTCGAAAGGTCATATCACCGAAATTGAAAGTCTCAAAAGTATTGACATGAAAAAAAATTACCAGATTTCTTTTTCATTGTCCCCTTCCAAGAAATCTCACATAAAATCTATGCGTGAGATTATCGATCAATATTTGCACGATCGTATCATCATCGCCACGGACAATGATCGTGAAGGGGAAGCCATCGGATTTCATATTTGCGCGGTTTTCAAACTACCGATTGAAACTACCAAACGAATTATTTTCAACGAAATTACGAAGAAGGCACTCCAAGACGCGGTTCGTAATCCCACGGTGTTGAATATATCCATCGTACAATCCCAACACGCACGACAAGTATTAGATATGTTGATTGGATTCAAAATTTCACCCATGTTATGGAAATACATCTTTCATAGCAAATCAAAATCATTGTCTGCTGGTAGATGCCAAACTCCCGCATTACGTCTCATATACGAAAATCATTTGGAAGGATTATCACGTAACAATGGCACACTTTCTTACAAGACTACTGGCTATTTTTTCCCACCCTATAACATTCCGTTTGTATTAAAACATGAATACGAAACCGAAGATGAAATACGTGGCTTCTTGGAATCTACTCGGCAACATAGACACGTATTTGTATTACACGACAAAGAAATAGTCACCAAACCACCCCCTCTACCTTTGAACACTTCCCGATTATTACAATCCGCCAGTAATCTTTTCCACATTTCCCCCAAGACCACCATGCAACTGGCACAAAAATTATACCAAGAGGGACATATTACTTATATGCGTACCGAAAGTAAACAGTATTCCCTCCCTTTTTTACAAACAGCCCACAAATATATCTTGGACAAATTTCAACAAAACAAACTATATATTGGTGACACGGCCAGGATATCTAACGAAGGGTTACAATTACCCCACGAAGCCATACGTGTTACAAACCTGGAGACATCACATATTCATACGAACGAACCACTTGTCAATTCTCTATACCACTTTATATGGAAAAATACGATTGAATCGTGTATGTCTATGGCCACCTATTCTTCGTACAAAATCGAAATCATGGGTGCTATGAACCAAACTTCTCCGGCGACTATGTCGCCTTCTAAGTTAGTTGTTGAAGGCTTTCAGCCCTCTGACCAAACGTGGGTTCATCGTATGGAATCACCAGTGTTCTTGGGGTGGAAAAAAATAGAGGTGTCCGATGAAGATGAAATCGCAGTACAATCCCGAACACACGGATTGTTGTTATATTTACAATCTTCCGTGAAAAAAGAGGCCTTGTTGAATCATGTGGAATCGATAGTAGGAATTCGTGGTTTGCATTCACATTATACTGAAAGTGGTCTGATACAAAAATTGGAAGATCATGGTATTGGACGACCTTCTACCTACGCCATATTTATCGAAACAATTCAAGAACGAGGATATGTGATTAAGAAGGACATTGAGGGACGTAAAACCACTTGTGTTGATTTTATATTGACCTCAGTTGATCATAACATTGAAACACGGTCGGTTGAAAAAATCTTTGGAAATGAACGAAACAAACTCGTTATACAACCTCTTGGTATTGTTTGTATTGAATTTTTAATACATAATTTTAATACATTGTTTGATTACTCATATACAAAAAAATTGGAAGAAGAATTGGATAAGATTACTACGAAGGTAGCTTCATTGGAACACACACCGGAAGAGTCAGATACAGTGACTGAAGACGGTTGGAACGCTGGTGAGAATGTGCCATGGTATACAATCTGTGAAAAAACACGCCTGGATATTTTACGAATGACCACAGCATTGATACATTTACAAAAAGAAGTATATACCATTGATACCAATCATGATTTCGTATTTCTAACATACGGTCCATGTATACGTAAACACGGTTGTGAAAACGAACAGGGTATCATTGACGAAGATGCCGTCGAATTTTTACCCATTAAAAAATCAATTGAAATCGATATTGATAAAATCAAACAGAAAATATACAATATTGATGAATTAATCGTATATAAGCAATCTTATTTAGGAAAATACCAAGATGTTGGCGTGTTTTTACGTACCGGCCCTTACGGGCATTATATTGAATGGAATCAAATAAAAAAATCAGTAACCATCGATGAAAATCTTATTTATCATACGGTTAACTTGGAATATGCTATCGAATTGTTTGAAATAAAACCTGATCTGGTAACCCCAGAGACAAATTCAGACACCAAAATAGCACGATCATTAAACGAGACGATGAGCGTACGGAAAGGACAATACGGAAATTATATTTTTTATAAAACACCGGAACTCAAGAAACCCATTTTTGTAAATCTGTCTACGTTTAAGGAGGATCCATTGACATGTGACTTGGAAACGATCGTCACTTGGACAATGACACAAGTAAACAAACCAAAGACCACCGGTAAAAAATTCTATCGAAAAAAATCGTAAATATCCTCATAACATATAATAGTAAAAGGAATCATAATGGCTACATGGTCAGTTAAGGCACAACAATTATCATACATATTTCGTTCCTATATACAATCATTTATTGAATTTATAGGTACACTTGGTCCAAAATATATATTATATCATCTCATTTTGTTCATTTCCTACGTTTTATGTTTTGTATATTTGTACAAACCTAACACCGAAATGGCCTCTGTATTTTTGTTCTTTTTATTACATATTGTCTTTTTGTTTTTTGTAGTTTCCTATCGAATTACATTACCTACTTTCAATATTCCAACCTGGCAAGTTTGGCAAGGGGGGCTGAAAGCCTCCTTCACTACTAACTCGGTAGGCGACAAAGTCGCCGGACGAGTTTGGGATATCACCCAATTATTCAATATTAATTATGCTGAATATTCCATTGTTTTTATCACGATTGGTTGGGTGTTATTATCATTAGCATTCACTTGGTTGCTACCAGTATATATTAAAATTTACCAAGCGTATATTCCTCTAGAGAAAGATATGACGTTTGGTGAAATGGAAACATTCAAAGAATCCTTGATTCGGTGGTTGATCGGAAGTACCGTTTTATTGTGGCTATTTTATATTGTTCAAAATATCAAAAACTGGAGTCTTATACAAAATTTCATGACCAAACATCGAGTGGTCAATAGTTTTATCATCGCTCTTGCTACCTTCTTGATTACTTCCTCCGTGTATAGTTTACAATTATCCAGATATATTTCCAAAAATATTCATACCATTCTTACACCAACATAATAATCGCGCGTGTATAATAGACATAAAAGTTGTATATGATAATTATATTATCATACACAATGAAATTTTATGAAACACATTTTGAAGATTACTGTAAATCGAATGAAAAATTGTTAGAAAATGATCCCACGCAGATTACGAATATCAATATGGACATGTCCAAAAACACAATTGTTTATGGATCCACTGGGGTGGGTAAATATACACAAGTCCTTGCCATGTTAAAACCATTTAGTTCTTGTCAATTAAAATACGATAAAAAAATCAAAGCATCCACCGATAAACAATCTTATACCTATCGTATCAGTGACATTCATTATGAAATTGACATGTCTTTGTTGGGTTGTAATTCGAAAATCATTTGGCACGAAATTTATTGTCAAATCATTGATATTATAACAATCAAACCAGAAAAAATCGGATTCATTGTATGCAAAAATTTCCATGCAATCCACAATGAATTACTCGAAATATTTTATAGTTATATGCAAAAACATTGTTACGGATATGACGGCAAAAGTCGTGAAATACAAGTCCGATTCATTTTAATCACGGAACATCTTAGTTTTTTACCCAATAATATATTAAATCACTGTCAAATTATAGGTATTCAACGCCCTAGTAAAGAAGATATCATTAAAATTGCCAATATCAACAAAACGAAAGATATCACTCCGATCATGGATCAAATTTCGACCAAAGATATTATTAATCTAAAAGAAGTATATTCCTTTTCCTTAATTAATTCTATCGACAAACTACCCAATGACCATTTCAATACTGTGTGTGATACGATTATACAAGAAATGATCAAACTACATCAACAAAAATATGACTACCCTGGTATTGCCTTTTTCCGCGATTGTTTGTACGATATTCTCATCTATAATCTTGATAGTATCGAATGTATATGGCATTTTTACCAACACTTTGTAGATAATGGGTTTATCATTTCGAAAGATAAAAATGACAAATTCATTCATAAATTGGCCAATATACTCAAACAATATGGTAATAATTATCGTTCCATTTTTCATATTGAACATGCCATATTCTCTATGATGGAGGCATTCGACTAGACGAATCTTCTCACACCCTTCGGGTGGGAGAAGATTAGACCCCAATGTGGACGTTCGTAGAACGGTAGCATTGGGGGATGATGCCGGGAACGTAGTGAAGGCATCGTAGGGATTCCGTGTAGGAATCAGGCTTCATGGGCTTCAACTCTTTGTAAATTCCATTTTATCATTGAAACTCATCCGAATGGAGTTGTATGTTTCACTAATTTCATGCAAACATCGGTTTGCATAAATACGTAATTGATCTATTTCTTGGATTATGGTGAAATCATTGTTCCATGTATTTTTACGAATTTCTTCCAAAAACCGATACAATATATCCGTAGTCGTTGTATGCACCATCTGTAATATATCGAATATTTCACGATGTTTTTGGTGTTTTTTATCGTTCTTTTGTAAGTTGGTTTTTAATTGTTCTTCGGATATTTGATTTCGCAGATATTTTATACGTAAATTTTGATTGTTCAGTATATGATTTACTTGATAATATACCATATCTACACGACGTAAATGTATCATCATACGACACATGGTAATCACACGTTGTCCTTGAACTTCGGTTTCCGCCGTCATTTTACGTTGTATATTGGTATTCAAATTACGCACAAAGTATGTATCGATATCACGTCCACATATGACATCTTGGGGGTTTCGCTCAATGGCATTTTCATTACCATTGCCATTATTTTCTCGTAACCATTCAAAATAATGTGGATTATGTATTACGGTCTGAATATGTCCTGTTCGCCAACAAAACGCTGTATGGCATTGTGTACAAAACATTTGGTCACACCCATTAATTTTGAAAATACCCATTCCACAATTCGGACACGGTTTTGTATCTTGACGTATTAATGCTACCGTTTCTACAAGTTCAGGATTACACGTGTGTTCAGCATCACGATCTGTACCCTTAATTTCATTACAGGTAGGGCATGTCCATTTTTCACATATCCCACATTTCCATTGTGTACTAAGAAACCCACGACATTCGGGATCAGGACATGCACGAATAAATGTACGCCGTTCTGGTTCTATGTTGTTTATTTGGTTTCCATGATATTCTACCCTTAATGCATCCCGTCGATTGTATAATGTGTTAATTTGTGCATTAATCTCATGGACTTCGGCAGTAATTCTTTCTCGTCGTATGATATTTTCCACTAACGGTTGTGTAGCCGGAAGAAGTGCCCGTTCTTGGTCAAATATTATATTTTCACGATGGGTTTTCCATTTTGTGTTTAAAAATGTCGCTGAAAATACGGTTGACATATATTTTCGTGTCCATACTCGATTACATTCGGTATTCATACATTTTGGTTCTGTCTCAGACAAAATATAGGTTTGACAACACTGTGAACATGCCTCATATTGACAATATTGACAAGAAATCGGTGCACGTAACCTTTTACTATATTTCTCTTCACATATATTACACTTAGTGGATGCTGACAAGGGATCAGCGACCCCCAAAGGGGGTCTCAACCCTTGAGCACCGAAGGTGATCTGAGTGCTCTGAGGGACTGCCGTTCCTTGTAGACTCTGTACTACTAACTCTGAAGGAGACGGAGATGATGCCGTGAACGAAGTAGAGGCATCGTTGTCTACCTGTAAAATTGGTATTTCGTTCGCGGTTTCCATAATATATTCCAACGTCTGTATGCCGTCAGGAGATTCATCCATATGCAAAAGTTCTGTCTCCATTTATAATATAGAATTTTATAATATCTTTACATCCTTTCATAACGACAACGATGTAAACCAACGAAGAATTCAATCCGCGTGCGCGGATTGAATTCTTCGTGGTCAATGACCGATAAAGAGATAAATCCTAGCCCCGAAGGGGCGGATTTAAATCTTCAGCGGTTTAAACAGTAAGTTGTATCCTATACAAATGATTTACCAAGAAGCCTGTGCTATTTTTGATTTCCAGAAAAATGATCCCATTGATCTAGTTTCTTTGAAAAAACAATATCGCAAATTGTCTTTGAAATACCACCCAGACAAAAATTCTTCACCTGATGCTGTGGTCGAATTTCAATTGTTACACGAAGCCTATATGATCCTTTTACAAGATATAGGTTCTGACACTGATTACGATTCGGATGTTGATGATGTTGATGAAACTTCTGCCAATTTGTTTTCCCAATATTACGAGTCATTACAAAAAATGTCACAACTCGTCTCTAATGAAACGGCGACTTATATTCTTGGTATTTTTCGTAATCATACCATTCATTTCATAGAGAAAATTGACAAAGATGTGTTGTTACGTATTTATTGTTTTATATGTAAAAATCGTAAAAAATTTCCGGTGATTACCGATTCTGTCGTACAACATATTGGTTCATTATTGAAATGTACACTGAAAAAAAAAATGTCACACGACAAACATTATATCTTATATCCTACCTTATCCGATTTATTCGCTTGTAATGTTTATAAACACGCAGAAGGAGACCAGACTTTTCTCATTCCTTTGTGGATGGAAGAATCAGTGTTTGATATTGATATTGATATTCATGATCATGATCAAACCGAAAAGGGTGAAATGGTGGTTACCTGTATTCCTGTATGTCCTACGGACGTTACCATTGACGAACATCATCATATACACAAAACTGTGTATTGGGATCTTGTCGAATTATGGAATGAAAATGAGTCTATTCCACGTGCCGTCGATATCGATGGTACGTTATTTCATATCAATCGTGACGAATTGTTTATTAAAAAAGAACAAACTGTGGTTTTCAAATTTCAAGGAATTCCTATCGGTAATGCGTCCGATGTTTTCGATGTCACTAAAAAAAGCAATGTATATATTCATATACACATTGTTACACTCTGATCCGGTTCATTTTACATATTTTGTATCGGTTCGGCGATTTGAATTGCTTCTGCTAATGCTGTTTGAATTTCGTGTGGTTCATCGATCTGGATAGCCACCGGGGTCGATATTGACCCAGGCAAGGGGCTGAAAGCCTCTTCACTACTAACTCGGGAGGCGACTTTGTCGCCGGACGAGTTTGGATGAACCGGTGCTGATAACGTATTTATCGACGAGCCATCATCGGTTATTACTGGTTGTGATAAATCACCTGGATACGGTTGGTTAAGTCCTCGATCACGACGCAAAACATCTGCATAAGGTTGATTCGATTGTATATAGGTACCCGGATTCGGTTGGTTCTGTCCTCGATCACGGCGCAAAACATCTGCATAAGGTTGATCCGATTGTATATAGGAAGGGCGAATAAATATGGTTATACCACCATTGTTTTCCATTTTTATTACATTATTTTCGATATCGGCTAATATATATTGTACAGGTGGTGCAAACTCTTCCGGTGACCGTAGGTCACCTTCAGAGTTTTCACCAGAAACAAAATAATACGCCTTTTTCCCTTTATATTTTGTGTCGTAAGGTGAAGCATATTCTTTACCAATACACGATTCTACATCTACTATGTTTGTGTCACAATTATCAGCGATATTGAATGCAAAAAATGATGGTTCATCCGGTTTTGTTGTAAAATCCAACTGATGTATTTGATCATGAACTGTTATGTTTCCTGGAACGAATCCATGCTCGGCCGTAAACATATGTGTGATTTTTTCATTATTATCGTTATTATCATCTGTTATAAAAATTGCACTTTTCGCCATATTATCTATAATATAGTATATGAATATAACCAAATACGTACAACCGTAGTAAAATGCTATACACACGTAAAGTATAGTATATTACATTCCATGAATCCAAAATCACACAACTTGAATTTACAAATGTATAGTTTCCAAGAAATACTTGGTCTATTTCATCTCGAAAACCAAAGTACCTTGTCCGATCAAAATATGAAGGATGCGAAATCGATTGTACTTAAAATGCACCCAGATAAATCACGACTTCCCTCACAATATTTCATCTTTTACAAACGTGCCTTTGAAATTTTAGTGGATTTTTATCAAAACCAAACCAAAACTCAACAACCAGTTCCCACTGAAAAAATCGAATACGAATCAAAAGGAAAAGGTATAGGCAATGGGCATAACCGTTCAACCAACCATCAGATACAATCCGTGATTGATAATATGGAAAAAAAAGAATTTCAACATAAATTCAACCAATTGTTCGAGGATAACATGCTAAATACGCAAAAAATATTACAGAAACAAGAACAACACAAATGGTTTACCCAAGACCAAGAAGATATGAACCAAGATACGAATATGACGGGTACAATACATGATAAATTTGAAAAAATAAAATTAAAACAATCTTCTACCCATTTAGCCAAATACACCGGCGTTCAACATGTATACTCGAGTGGTGTAAATTCAGGTAATCTGTATGAGGATGACGACGGTGACGGTGAAAATACCTCCTATATATCGTCCGACCCCTTCGGTAAATTAAAATACGATGATTTACGTAAAGTTCACAAAGATCAAACTATTTTTGCTGTTAGTGAACATGATTTACAAAAAATACCTCAATATTCCTCCACCGACCATTTACAAACTACTCGCGCACAACAGAACCTTACCCCCATGAATAAGGCGGAATCTACACGTATCTTGGAAAATCAAGAGAAATCCTGGCAACAACAATTTATGAAAAAGGAATATGCTTCCAAATTACAAACGATGCAATACGAAGAAAAATCAAAAACGGTCATGTCACATTTCTTACATTTGACCAATTCATGAATTTTCTACATCCGACGTTTCCAGAAGTAATGTTTGCATTGGACAAACTGACATTCCTCTATAAATACCAAAAATTAATCTTTTTAATACTACCATCTCTTGTTCTAATTTTAGGACTTTTTGTTCCAAGAGTACATGTTCCGGTATCTGATATGCGGACTCTGGCAAGGGGGGATGATCTGTTTCCTCAAAGCCTCCTTCACTACTAACTCTGAAGGTAGCTTTATTGGAACACAAACCTGAAGAGTTTGGCAATTGGACTTCATCTTGAAATGATATGTGTTTTTTTAATGCAGATTCCTTTTTACACCTTTCGGCATTTTCAATGCCGAAAGTAACGTTGCCTTTTAACTCATTTATCGCCGACAAGTCGGCGTTATTAATGAGAAAAGGTGTAATTACTGGTGAAGTTTGGTCAGTGGGCAGAATGCCTACAACTACTAATTCCGAAGCAAGCTTCGCTTGCGGAGGACTTTGGTCTGAAACTAAGTCGATGATCGATATTGTAACCGGTTCTTCTGTTATATTTATTTTTATATTTTTGGTTGATGATGCTGGGAACGTAGTGGAGGCATCTGGCAAGGGGGCTTCCGTTCCTAGTAGCCTCTGCACTACTAACTCTGAGGGTGACCGTAGGTCACCAGATGAGTTAAGTGGTATTATAGGTGTAACGCGCGGATCTAATGCCAAATCTTGTTCACGTTCACGAGCATGTTTTTGTAATAATTCTTCCATATTTGTAATGGGTTCATCTAAGGTTGACATTTTGAAATCAACCGTTGTTGCCGGATTCGGCTGTCGTAACATGGATTCTAATTCCTGTTGTTTTTCCAAATAACGTTGTTGAATCATCGGTGTATGTGCACTTTTGATTCCCACGTCCATGGATTCTTCGTTATACGACATATGGTTTCCGTATCTTTCCGTGTTATTGACTGGTTGTTGATACTGATTCGGCAAGGTAGCCACCGGTGGTTTCAAATCGCCTAACATACGACGTACGGTACTCTGATTCAATAAATTCAATTCTTCCGTGGTGATTTTGCGATGAAACCATGGTTTCGGTATGGTCTCATACACATTCTTTACTATGTTTTTGAACCAATCGTTGCGATCATGCTTAGGTATCAATTCAATTGACGGGTGTTGTTGTATACTTTCCCACAATATTCGTTGGTTTTCATGATTTATATAAAGTGACATACATATACGTTCTTGAAAAGTATATGTATCATACTTTTAATCCCTTTTTTCTTTCAATTTCATTGTTTTTTTGTAAGCGATCAGGGGTGGATCACTTTTAATCATGGTTTCCATCAAATCTTCCACAAAATCAATGTTCAATAAATCCGCCGAATCTTCGTGATTTTGTTGCATATAATACATTACCCGATCATGTTTTCGGCGGTTTGGATAAGCAATCAAATACATATCTACTGTATTGTTTCCTATACGTCCACCTTTTACACCTTTGCGCATTTCAAATGCGCATGGCAACGTTACCTTACCAAACTTCTCCGGTGGCTCTGCCACCTTCGAAGTTAGTAGTGAAGAGGCTGAAAGCCCCTTGCCACTTGTATCGCCCCCTTCAGGGGGCGATTTAAATGTGCTAAGGTGTACACGGTTCCTCCGCGTTTTTCTTCCGATTGTTTTTTTTAATTTTCGTTTTGACTGTGTTTTTCGTCTTTGCATGTATCCTTATACACTATTGAAATATTTATGTCGGAAATCGGATACCACGGAGTCTTTCAAACGGTGGTTTTTGAACAAACGAACCAACTGGGCGATTGTATATTTTTTTTTTCCATTTCCACCCCATCGTTGTGTCAACATCGTGATAATAAAAAACAAAGAATACATTCCACATTCCGTGTTTGACATTTGATGTTGTAAGGTGTTTTTATCAAATTGAATTCCTAAACCAGCTTCATCGGATTGTTTCATAATACGTTTGACAAATTCAGTTATCTCAGGTGGAGTATCAAACAATGCACTATCAAAATAAAACATGGTTTTGTTGGGAATGTCAATAAACAGTGATACCCAATGTGTTCCCGGACCTTCGTGATCGTCCAAATTAAAACAGATACCTATTTTCTCTTTTTTATCTTCCATACATTTGATTAAAGAGAATTGACACAAGGTTTCCTCTACACACGTTGATGTGGAATTGGCGGATGCTTTGATATGTTTATCGAAATCGATCGGACTTGGGCCTAGAAATCGGAAATTTGGATAGGCGATCTCGTACTGTTTTAATACCTTGATGATATCACAATTTGATAACCATTCGTCCGGGTTTGATTTCCATTCTTTGGGTTGATCCGGTGCAAATACATATTTATCTACATATTCGCGTTGTGTTTTAGGTAACAATTCTAACCAACAATCTTCTGTTTCACACTTTGCTTTCATACGATCTTTCAATTCCTTCAAAATTTGTGTTGGCGATCCTTTTATACGTGGTTGATCGGGGTGTGTACGCTCATACGCGTCCCGTATTTGTAATAATGTATCGTTGGTATAACATGATTCTTTTGATACCGACTTTCCTGCTACCATAGGACTACATCGCATTTTTTTTGTCCTTTTATTCGATTTTTTCAACCGCAATTTGGTAATAGTGGTATTTTTTTCCATATACTATTTGTGTAAATTCAAAACAATATACGATTATTGTATATATTATTATATAGATATAGGTTACCATGTATAGGATTTATATTATTTATGCGTTTTTATTTTTTCCTGTGCGCGTATCCGCTTTTAACCGTCCGTTTGGTAAGGGGCTTTCTGATCAGTGGACAGAAAGCCTACAACCACGAACTTCTCCGGAGTCAACGTCGCCGGAGAAGTTCGGCAAAGGAATATTCAACCAATTTATATCCGTATCCAAACCACCACCATTACAACAACCACTCACTGTTAAAAATCTGATCAATGGTATCAAACACCACGAATTCAATCAAATTTATTTTAATGATAATAAAGTATTTACCAAATCGATAGATGAACAACATATTTACTATACCAATATTAATCCATATATTACCACCAAATTAGTCGACGTTTCGTTGAAAAATCGTCTCGACCCAATATTTGTACCAAGTTCTTCGTCGAATTCCCCCGACCCATTCGCCTTTGTATTTCAGGGACTGTTCATTGTTTTCGCTATACAAACTTTGAGGTTGTATTTTTCCCGATTTTTTTCCGGTGGGAGTGGTGCCAATCGTCAATTTAATAAAAACAACTCATCAAATACGCGTAATTTGTTCCCTTTTATGAACAAAGAATCCGATATGAAAAACGAATTACAGTTGAATGTCTCCTTGTCCGATTGGGTAGGATCCAAAGAAGTATTCGAAGAATGTACCGAAATTGTTACTTATCTTAAAAACAATACGAATTACGTAAATGCGGGGGCGTTGATTCCCAAAGGTATTTTAATGGAAGGCCCACCAGGTACCGGTAAAACTTTACTGGCCAAAGCCATTGCGTGTGAATCCAATGCCAATTTTATTGAAATGGCCGGTTCGGAATTTATTGAAATGTTTGTAGGGTTGGGTGCACAACGTGTTCGCAATTTGTTCAGTGAAGCTCGATCCATGGCTCCTTGTATTATTTTCATTGATGAAATTGATGCCATCGGTCGTCAGCGCAACAATAACAACAATATGAATTCCGGTGGAAGTGAGGAAAAGGATCAGACCTTGAATCAATTACTGTCTGAAATGGACGGATTTAACAACAATGAAGGTATTATGATATTAGCCGCTACGAATCGACGTGATATTCTTGACAAAGCCTTGTTACGTCCTGGACGTTTCGATCGTATAATTGAAATACCTCTACCTGACACCAAATCACGTGAAGAAATTCTGAAACTGTATTTGAAAAACAAAGAGGTAGAATCCAACATTGATACGAAATCACTGGCCAAATATACAAGTGGATTCTCCGGTGCCGAATTGAAAAATATCATCAACGAAGCTGCCATTTTTGTTGCACGTAGAAATCAAACCATGATCTACAAAACGGATATTGATGCCGCTTTGGAAAAAACATTGATTGGTATTAAAAAAACCGTAGACGATCGCTCCCTGGATGTGAAACGCCGAGTAGCCATTCACGAGGTTGGACATGCGTTTGTTGTTAGTCAATTTCCACAATATTTTGATTTACAAAAAGTTTCTATCCAAGCCTCTTATTCGGGGGTGGGTGGGTTCACCCTTTTCACGGAAAAAGAAGAAATCTCCGAGGGCGGTCTTTATACCAAGGATATGTTAATCAAGCGATTGATGGTTGCTTTGGGTGGTAAAGCCGCCGAATCCATCTTTTATGGTGAAGATTTTGTATCTGTCGGTGCTACCATGGATTTGAACCAGGCCAACAACTTGGCCTCCGATATGATCGAGAAATACGGTATGGGACAACAACTCAATGTCTTTTTCAAAAATCAACAGGCGGAACCTTTTTCCAAATACTCAGAATCGACCAAGTCCATGATTGATGAAGAAGTATCCAACTTGGTCAAAGAAGCCTATACGAAAACATTGGATTTAATTGGACAACACCAAGCAGTCTTTGAAATCTTGGTGGATGATTTGTTAGAAAATGTACAAGTGGATCATACCAAATATTTGGATGCGGGTGAATGTGCGAAATGTGGAATGTAATGTGATTCGATACAAATATCATAATTATTACTGTAGTAATTATGATGATAACTAACTTTTTACACCCACTATAGGTACCTGTGATGACAATGAATCTACCACATGATTTACAGGTGGATCCAATACGATCAAATTGCTACTCGTCAACTCGTCCAACATATCAATACGGCTTTGACTATATCCTGATACGGCCATTTTGTCATGAATACGTTCCATTTTTTTATCGGAACTACATAATTCCTTGTAGGTATCGTACAGTTTGTCATTGAATTTTTCGAAAAATCGTGTCATTGCCAGTTGTTCGTCCTCGCTTTCAAACTCCTCAATATACTTGATTTGATAATTGATCATACTCTGGCATTCCTGTTTCCAGGAATTTTCGTCTCTTACAAAATACAAATCTGGACGATTACTTACCGGGGTCGCTCGGTGCATCGGCCTCTCTTCCAACGACAATTTTGCAAAATACTTTTTAAGAATCTTGGTGGCTCCCTGGTAATAAAAACGATTCTTATCTATTTCATTGAAATCATCTTTCACTAATTTCATCGAGTCTATAAATTGATCAATATTCATTGCATTGTTACAATGGGTATTCAAATATATATGTATATTGTTGTGGTTGGTGTTGTTGTTATTAGTGGTATTGATGATGGACGGTTGCAAATTAGACATCTTTGCGGTAACCTCTCGTAATTCATTCTTGATTTCATTGATATGATTTATCAACTCAGCATTGGTAGTAATAATATTGTCTGTTTCTGTTACAGTCGGTTCAGGAATTTTACACCGATTAGTATGTCTCCGTAAACAAGATTGTGTTTTGTATTTTTTTAAACATTTGGTACAATTAAACCAAATACTTGATTCATCTGTATTTATTAATTCATTATGTTTTTTTGATTTAAGGTGTTCTTGAAACACCCAACCATGTTTTGTTGTATAATTACAAAAACTACAAGTATGAATTTTCATTGATAATAAATATATTATTATATATCTTTATATAGATACAATAATATATACCTCGTGGTACAATATATTGCATTCTTGGTACATATTCTTGTTTTATGAATGCTTGGGAAAAGACTTGGTAGGTAATTTTTGAAATGGCCGATTATCTGATTTTGTAAACCAGGTTACCAAGAATTTTTACAATTGTCTAAACCAATAATATGTACCTCGTGGTACAATATATTGCATTCTTGGTACATATTCTTGTTTTATGAATTCTTGGGAAAAGACTTGGTAGGTAATTTTTGAAATGGTCGATTCTCCGATTTTGTAAACCAGGTTACCATAAATTTTTACAATTGTCTAAACCAAGAATATGTACCTCATGGTACAATATATTGCATTCTTGGTACATATTCTTGTTTTATGAATTCTTGGGAAAAGACTTGGTAGGTAATTTTTGAAATGGTCGATTCTCCGATTTTATAAACCAGGTTACCATAAATTTTTACAATTGTCTAAACCAAGAATATGTACCTCATGGTACAATATATTGCATTCTTGGTACATATTCTTGTTTTATGAATTCTTAGGAAA